GACGTTCAAATTCAGCGGTAAGGGTAGTCCTATCGCTCTTAATTGCTTCCTTAATGTAATGCAAAGCCGTAGCTCTAACCGCTTCTTTAAACTCTTCAGCCTGTTGAGCAATAGCAGGATGGCAATTACCACCAACGCTTACAATTCTGTCAGCTATTGTTTGCGCCCAAAACTCTGGCGCATGACCGCCATTCTCGGTTGTAACAACAAAAACCTCACCAACGGAAACTTCTGGAGTTTCTATTAACACAGTTATCTCGCCGCCCTTACAGCACCAGACCTGTAGCTATCAGTAGTGTTGTAACCCTCACCCAAAGCTTTTAGATCCTCTAACGCCTCTGCATATCTTGATGCATACATTTGCATTAAATCAGCGTCACCTTTCAAGAAAGTGTATGCCTCTACCAAACATCCATAAAGCAGAGCGTTTTCTGCATTAGTGCCAAGCCAGCTAGTCCCGTCAGATGAGACAGTAATAGACTCTGGCTTGTAAAAATAATGAAGCTCGGCGGTTAGGGTGCCATTGGGTGTTGGAGCAAGCAAAAAAGTTTGTTCGTTAAATAATGCGTAGTACTTGGGTATGCCCGTTACCGAGGCGGAGGGGTAAGCCTCTCTTATAAAGTTTACGTCTTTTTGAATTAAGAACTCATAACCNCTGTTATCTATAGCNATAGAGTAAACAGAAAGAAAATCAGAAGGCACGGCTAAATACTCATTTGAGCCAGTTGTTGTACCTGTAGCGTTTTTCCTGAAGTCAGGAAGCTGTACTGACTGAAGTATTCTTTCTTCTGCTTGAGTTATGATTGTTGGCAGGTTAGATACGAATGTTGTTTCATCAGACTCAACGTAGTCTTGTATGGCTGCTTTTAGGGTAGTAAATGTAAACGCCATTATCCTGAACTCACTTCAATTGTTACGATCCCAGCGTTACCAGTCATACCCAAACCTACCTGACCCACTGGATCAAAAGAGGAAAGTATTCTGCTTTCTAACAATCCTTGGTCTGGTCTAGGGCTTCTCAGTGCTTGAGGATCATCCATCCTTATTCGACCAAGCTTTAGCTGCGGTTGATCCGGGCTGTTCACATCTTTGCCGACCAAAAAGCCCGTGGGCCTGCCGTTAACTATTTGAGGCACAAGCTCTTTTATTGGGTATCTAAACCCAGTTAAATCACAGTAACCAAAAGCATATTTTCCGCTTGCGTAAGCACCCATACTTTAAAATCCCGGAGCTATATAAATAGACGCCTTTTCCCTATCCGCATCAGCGGCTAGGTTCCATTGCTCCTCATAGTCAGCCTTTAGTGTAGGCGCTCTTGGGGTTGAGGTAGGAAACTTTAAGCTTAACTGATAAGCAAGGCCTGAAACCAAACATGGCAAAAATCTAGCTGGAACGTCCATGTTATTGGAGGCTACACCACCAACATCGTCAATACGCTCTAGATAGTAATAGACCAGTGAATAGCTAGGGCTGTCGGGAACAGGCCATAGATTTACCGTTATTTGAGACGGCGCTTTATCAATCTGATACTGAAGCGGCTTGCTCTGAGTTAGCTTGTTAGATAAATGCGCGTACTGACTTATTGATATCCGCGTAAGCGTCTGATCCTGCTGGCTTGCTGTTGAACCCGCGTTTGTTCTTATAAACGCTTCGATGATATCAAAAACCTCAGCGTCTAGTGCGTAAGCAGACGTACCCGCAGTTATGGTTTGTGTGCCTTCTTTTACAGTCCAGAGGTTTAAACCACGGTTCTGCCACTCAAGCATTAGCAAATTTATGCTGCGCCTAGCAGTTCTATAATCATAGCCACTGCGAAGCTCAAGACCCGCTCTTTCAAACGCCTCTTCTATAGCATCTGATATATCCAGATTAAAAGCATATGTTCCGCTTACAGCCACTAGATCATCCGACCTTTAGTTCTGCCCCGTACAGCCTTTCCATCTATCGGCTTACGACGAACTCTGCCGCCAGCTTTCATGCCTAGATCGCCAGACATGATTTTATTCATACGCTCATCTTCAAGAGCCTTTTCAGCCTCTTCCCGCTCACGCCGCTCCTCAGCCTTTCTATCTTTTTTGTCACCTCGATACTTTAAGTACCCAGCTAACGGACTAATGGCAGCCAAAGGCTCTTGAGCTATTAATCCACCCAAACCACCACCAAGAATTTGACCAATCTCTTTCTTGCCCATTACGGCCTCCTAGCCTTTTGTTTCTTCTTGCTCACACGCCTCTTTTTTGAGGGTGCGTTTTTTATTTGCTTAGCTTCTTGCGCTCTTGTAATAGCCATTATGACTTACCAAACTTTTGTTTTTGAGACTTGGGTGGGCTTTTACTACTACCGCCTTTCCCACTCCAAAATAACTTATTTGCCCAGTAAGCCGCACTAGTTTTACCTTTGGCGATATTTTTGCCGTGGCGAGCTTTAAAGCTTTTTCTAGCCTCTGCGCTATAGTTGTGACCCATTTTTTGATCACCAAACCTTATAACCTTCATCTTACCGCCATCACGGACGGCAACAACACCCTTTTTTGTGGCATGACTAGGGGTTCTTTTAGGTTTGTTTAGGCCGCTAAGACCGACCTTTTTTAACCTATTCTTTTCTGCGTCTGTCAGGCTCATTACTTCCTCGCACGGTTCTTTGACCTTGGCTCAACTTTTAAGTTTTTAGACTTGTTGTTAAGGGGGTTACCATCCTTGTGGTGGACATCTTTTTTATCCCCCTTCTTAACAGTGCCGTTTGCTTCAGATTTGCGCCTAGCCGCGTTTCTGCCAGCCCTGCGCTTCTTCTGATCAGGCTTGGAGTGAAAGCTCTTGTACTCTTCTTTATAATTCCTAGCCATAACAGACTCTAGAAGTGCTTACGAACTTTCATCACTATATTGTAAACATCGCCAGAACTATGACCGACAGTGGTAAAAAGGATGTCGCCATTCTTGCCGCTACCCGCATTGTTAGGAATGCCAGTGAAATCTGTAAAGTCTAAAGTATCCGCCCAGTCAGCATTTAACTGCCAAGCCAGAACATTGGTGGATGCGTTAAAAAATATCTTAACGCCCATGCCTATGGTGCTGTAGTAAATACTTTGAATGGAAACAGAGGTACACGCAGCACCAGTCATTGGGTCTGCCAATAATGCCGAAACGTCAATTTTAGCTACCGCAGACTCACCAGAGCCGTCGCTAACATTTGTAAACCTAAAAATAGCTGTACTACCACCATCTTGAATTATCTGAGTTGCTACCGCATCAGCCATACATATTCTCCTAAAAGAAGGGGGCGAATAACGCCCCGCTACAGTCGCCTATTACGCTATCTGAACGTATTCAATAATGAACGTGAACGATCCCGCTGTTGTAGCATCAACTGTATTAGTGATGTTGCAAAAAATAGTTCTTGCGGTATCTGTNTATTGNACAGAAGCGGGTGCGGTAGTGCCATCTTGTGTTTGAAGCACTAGCGCAGTAATTGTTACGTTGTGTGCAACAACCGTTGTACCGCCATCAAGAATTTCATCAGTCTGAGCCGCTACGATTTGTGCGCCAGAACTGGATGTACCAACTTCATAGCCAATATCACCCGTTCCAATAACAGGAGAAACGTCACAAAAGATCTTGATGTCTGTGATGATTGTGTTTGCAGGCTGTACAAAAGTAGCAATAGTAGGGCTGTCACCCGCCGTTGTNTTTACNGTAACACCAGAGGCAAAACCAACGTGCTTAACAAAAGTACTGTTTACTGCTGCTGAAAGAGTTGTTGCGCCTGTTACAGCAAGTGTACCGCCTACTGAGGCGTTATTGCCGTAAGTAGAGTTAGTTGTAACTTCACCAGTAGATGCGCTTTTGGTAATGTCTGAAAAACCGTTTTCAGAACGTACTACGCCTGTAAAAGTTGTATTCGCCATGATGTTCTCCTGTCGTGGCTAATGTCAGATACGGGATGTACCTGTCAGGAAGAAGTTTTTATATCACACATAAAGAAAAGGGGCAACAAGTGCCCCCCTCTTATATAGCATAAACGCTAGTGCGTCTTACGCACCGGGTGATCCGAAGATACCAAGTGGGTCAGATACACCAAACGAGTAACGCTCTCTAGCTTTATAGCGGCTGTTGCCCGTATCAAAGTCAGCATCCATAGATGTAGACATTGGAGAACGAACAAAGTGCTTTAAGCCATTTGGTATGTCGGTGGTAAAGAACCACGCATCAGTATCTGTTAGATAATGATTGATTGTGTAACCTTCTGGAATTGAACCGTTGTTACGGATCGCGTTCAGATCGTTATCAGCAGTACCAACACGGCCTTCTGTTTCCAACAAACGAGTTGCAACAAATTGCAGTGCGGGTGGGATAACTAGCTTACGAGGTCTAGCAGCAATCAACAGACCACGCTCATCAGTCCAACCAGCGACTTGAATAACGGCGGCTTCTAAAGAAGTCTCGTTAAGGTCAGCGGCAGTGCCGGGAGTGTTGGAGTTAGTGCCACCGCTAACAAGCGGGTGAGCCGTGCTACATAGGGATACACCGTCGCCGTAAACATTAGTTCCACTGAACGCATTGTTCAATATGGAAGCTGCTTTTACTTGCTTAGTGTACGCCATAGCGCGTGCGAGAGCCTTGGTATAACGAGATGACAGTGAGTCATACAAATTATCTTCAATCGCTTCCTCAGTGATTGAAAAGCCCATAGCCACAGTCTCGTGGGTGTATCTGGCTGTAAATGCTTCTTGCGCGTTATCATATTCGATAGCAGCGCCTTCACCCTTAACAGGTGCAGCAGAAAAGCCTGATAGCTTGGTTTCTTCCTCGAAAGAACGGTCAGAAGTCTCTGATTCAAAGATTTCTTTATGCTCTTCTCCGTACTTCGCATACTCCATACCAAATAGAGCGTTAAGCCCCGGTAGAAGTTCCTTCAGTAGTTGTGCGCGTGAAATAGCCATTATTTAACTCCTATTACGCTGTGCTGGTACTAGCATAATACTCATGCTGACCAAAGTTGAGTTTAACAATAGCTTCTGGGTACTGTCGGAATACGATAGTGCCAGCCATTGTAGCGATAGGTGCTTGGTTTAGGATAAACGAAGTTGCCCCAGCAGCCGCTGCGGTGTCTACGAAAGATCCAGAAGCAACATAGTTACCATTACTGTCTAAAACACCTACATCAGTACCAACAACTAGAGCTTGTGGCAGAGCCGAACAAGTTACAGTAGCAGTAGAGATAGATGAGTACGTTGCCGTACCTAAAGACTTCTCTGTATCTTCAACAACTGACAACATACGAAGCGGTAAAGCCGCTGTAGTTGCAGGAGTATCACTAGGAGAAAGTAACGCATTGCTAGAGTTACCAGTAGAAGTACTACCAGCAGTATTTACCATAGCAAGATTCTGCCCAACCATTGCTTGAGCAACGGAACCAATAACAGTAGTTGCAGAGCAAGCTGCCACTTTGAAGCAGAGATCGGGATCATCAGCTACAACGCCTACAATGTCACCAGCCGCTGTATCAGCAGGGTAAAATTGAGAAAACGTAAGTTGCTTAGTATTTGGATCTGTATATTTACAGCCCAAAAATACACCCGCTACAGTACCAACAGTTCCAGTAGTAACTGCGATACGTTCCAGATTACCCCTAACAAGCGCCACTAAATCACCATTGAAGATGCTAGTGTCGTAGTTGTTGAGGATTTTATACTCACGGGTAGACCCGGAGTAGGATTGTCCGCCAATCAAATTGACCGGCTTCAGCCCATATGGGGCTTCGATAGTCGGATAAGCCATGTTAACCTCTTAACATTGAAAATTTATTTACCCTTGCCAAACGATACGGTTGTTTTACGTTCGTTAAACAATGGCATACGGGGGTCGTTCTCTCGCATGAGGTTGTTATCTACAGAGTTCATCTGTGATTTGGCTTGAGTTTCGTAATATTCAGTACGCTCCTCAACCATTTCTTTTGGAGCTTCGCAGTACATTAAACCACCCTGCGTTATATTGCCTATAAACCTTTCGTGGTTATCGGTCATTATTTCTGGGTGTTCTTCTGCTTTTACTGGCTCCCAACCTTCACGTAATTTTGAAGAAACGTTACTAGCGTCAGTCTTTCCAAGAGTTGAGACACGTACCCAGCGTCCGGTATAACCGTCGCGTGGTTCTATGCTAGGTAAAACCTCTGGCTTAACCCAATGCTTTTTGCGTGCTTTTGTATCACGAGTTTCGTGATCTCTTTTAATCCTGTTATCAGCCATTACTCGTTCCTCTCTAAAAGTGCCATGTGTTTGGCGTATTCTTCCAGCGGGATTCCAAGTCTCTTAGCGATAGACACTGAGGTAGGCGATAATTTCACCTTTTTAGGTGCTGTGCTCCGCGTAGCGGGTGCCACCACATTTGTCTGTCGTTTAGTTCTGGGTTCCTCAACTGAAGTACCCCCGAATTCTTCGGGAAATACTTTTCGCATACGAGCATCAATAGTCTCGTAGTATTCGTCGCTTTGCGGGTCAACCCCACCTTTGACTAATTTTTGATGTACCCCAATGGCGTACGCGGTCATCTCATCGTCAGTATGAAACCAAGAATTCTTGGCTACCCATTCTTCCGCTTTAAGATCACGCGCCGGGGCTTGTATTTGATTGTTTTGTACAGGAATCTCTTCTTCCTGTAAAGCAGGTAATCTAAAGTTATCTAGTTTATCTGACTTTATCTTAGCATTAGTTAGTTCTTCTTGCGCTAATACTAAACGATCTGCGTCACCACTCTCGTAAGCGTCTTTATACGCTATCTTTGCGCCATTTAACTCTGAGTTTACAACAACCTTAGCTTGTTCAAGAAGTGCTTCACGAGTATCACCTACATCACCCTTCAAAGATCTATTTTCGTCTGCTAAACGCTGCGCTATGCTTTCTAGTTCTTGGCGCTCTCTAAAAGCGGATTCTTTGGCTCTACGCTCGTCGTGATATACTTTGCTAAGATGAGAAAGCCGCTTTCGTACTTTATTAGAGTAGGTTTTTAGTTCCTCTTCTGTAACGTCGTGTACTGTAGATGGCCTGCGGTCACGGTCATCTTCTGGCGTATCGTCAACAACTTCAATATCTAGCTCTTCTTCAACTTCAACTTCGGCTTCAACAGGAGTTTCTGCGTACTCGTCTGCGCTCTTATTACCAGATATATCAATTTCTACAGAGCCTGAATCTTCTATTTCTACATTAGAAGTTTCTTCTTCGTCATTTGGAAATGAGTATTCAACTTTTTGAAACGGCATGGTCTACTCCTTATGCTCTTTGAATGCCACGGGGATCAGCTACAACGGCCTCGATAGAGTCATCGTTCATCAAACGATACTCAAGACCCTCAACGGTAAACCTAGTACCAGTATTAGCACGGAACATTACGTAGTCCCCTTGCTTACACCACGGCCCATTAGGAAACCTATCTGGATCACTATAGGCTTGTTCACCCATATCTAGCACAAGTCCTATAATAGACATGACCTGCTCGTGATTCTTAGTAGTTATCGACTTTAGTAGTTCAGAACCTTCAAAGGCTTCTTCTACTACCGGCATAGCGATCAACACCCTATAACCCACAGGCATAGGTAGTTGTGCTTCAAATTCATCTTCAGTAGGTTCTACTGCGGTTACAGCTTCACTCATCTCCATACTCCAAATTGCGCGAGAGGTCTTCTACATATCCCAGACAGGCTTCGAGACCCCGAATTAAGCCTGTGGTTTCCTTGTACATGGCGAAGTCTTTAGCTCCACCACCACTTAGGAATTGTAGTGCAGAGGATTTATCTTCCTCGATTTTCTTCTTTAGCACGTCTAAGACGGTTGTTGCCATTATTGGCCCTTATTTTTGTTGGTGTCCTGTATTGTTTTAAGTAGGTCAAGATCCAACTTGGTGTTGTCTTTCCTACGATCTGCGGCAAGTTTTGCGCCAGCTTTCTGGGCATCTATTTCTAGTTCTTGCTGTTTGATTTGTAACT